CAGCATAATGATACAATACAGGACTAAGGAGACAGCATGGCGGGAATTGTAGCAGCAGGAGCAGGAGCAGCGGGGGGTAGGGGCGTAATCAACCCCAAGCCAACCATCACCTACAACACTACCGGAGTATTCAATATCACCAACAATGACTCTACTGGTAACTACTCATCATACTCTTCCGTCACTGGCGGAACTTTGACTTTTGCTCCGACAAACACGACCGTAACGCTGTCTACACAAGATACGACGGCAACAATTGGAAGCAGGCCACCCAAGGGAGTTGTCACATCACCAACTACATTGGCTGAAAGAAAGTCATTCTCCTACACCTATGTTGCGGTACCACCTCCTGCAACTGGTGGATGCTATGACTTCCAATCTCCCGGTGGTACTAGATATGGTGGGCAATGGATGGCTTTCTATGGAAGTCCATATACCTATCTCAACCCCGCTCCCGGTTACACTCAGGCCCCTGCCGAGTGGTACAAGATCACCTGATTTATCGTAACCAAACTGTTACATTAATCACCTTCCACCGCCCTCTATCCGTATTGCGGAATCCCAAATAAGTTGCTACAATGAGGGATCACACAATTCAAAAGGACGGTGCTTATATGTCATTTATTGACGACAACGGATCAATTACAGATCCGTACAGGAACTTTATTCACGTATCACGATACTCTCGCTGGCTAGAGGATAAGAACAGGAGGGAGACATGGGTAGAGACTGTAGATCGTTATATGACATTCATGAAGAACCATCTTGTCAAGAACTACAACTACGATCCAAACGATATCAAGTTTGCTCAGGTTCGTAGCGCAATCCTCAACCACGAGGTCATGCCCTCCATGCGAGCCATGATGACCGCAGGCCCCGCGCTAGAGCGCGACCACATTGCGGCATACAACTGCTCATTCATTGCGGTAGACAGTCTACGCGCATTTGACGAGGCAATGTACATTCTAATGAACGGAACTGGTGTGGGCTTTTCCGTGGAGCAGAAGTATGTTGCCCAACTACCCGTAATTGCAGAAGAGTTCTACCCTACCAATACGACCATTGTCGTAGAGGATTCCAAGTTGGGCTGGGCCAAGGCCTACAAGGAACTGCTAAGTCTACTTGTCACAGGGCAGGTACCAGAATGGGATATGTCCAAGGTGCGCCCAGCGGGGGCACGCCTAAAGACATTCGGTGGCCGAGCATCTGGACCAGAGCCACTAGCCGATCTCTTCAAGTTCACAGTGGAGCAATTCAAGATTGCCGCAGGAAGGCGGCTCAAGTCCATTGAGGCGCACGATATCATGTGCAAGGTAGGCGAGGTAGTGGTGGTCGGTGGAGTCCGTCGTAGTGCCCTTATTTCGCTCTCAAACCTTGACGACTTCGAAATGGCTAAGGCCAAGAGTGGTCAGTGGTGGGAGACAGAAGGCCAGCGTGCGCTAGCCAATAATTCAGCGGTATACAACATGAAGCCAAACATTGCACAATTCCTCAGAGAATGGAGAAACCTCTATGAGTCAAAGTCTGGAGAACGAGGAATTTTCAACATGGATTCTGTCCGAAAGCACATTGATAAGTTCGGTCGCAGGGATTCAAGTAAGGTCGCTGGAACAAATCCCTGCGGAGAGATTCTTCTTCGTCCCAATCAGTTCTGCAACCTGACCGAGGTAGTCATCAGGGCTGACGACACTCAGGAGTCACTATCAGAAAAGGTCCGACTAGCGACCATTTTGGGTACATGGCAGTCAACCCTGTCAAACTTCAAGTACATTCGCAAGTCATGGCAGACCAACACCGAAGAAGAAAGGCTACTTGGCGTTTCCCTTACAGGCATCTTCGGCAACCAACTCACGGGTACCCTCTACAGTGGCCTAGGAAAGTTGCTGGACGACCTTCGCTATGAGGCGGTAACGGAGAATGCTACTGAGGCAGCCCTGCTGGGCATTGAGGCTTCTGTGGCTATCACTACCGTCAAGCCTAGCGGTACCGTATCTCAGTTGACTGGTGTGTCAAGTGGCATTCACCCATGGTACTCAAAGCACTACATCCGTACCGTGCGTGCAGACAACAAAGATCCACTGACTGCATTCCTCAAGGACTTCGGGGTACCAAATGAGCCTGACGTAATGAAGCCTGATCACACGACGGTATTCTCATTCCCCATTGCTGCCCCCGACAATTCGGTGGTAACGAATGATCTCTCAGCCATTGACCACCTAGAAGTCTGGAAGGTCTACCGTTCCCACTGGACAGAGCATAATCCATCTGTTACAATCAATGTACAAGAAGATGAATGGATGGACGTAGGTGCGTGGGTATTCAAGAACTTCGACCATATTGGTGGAGTATCCTTCCTACCAGCATCAGAGCATTCCTATCGTCAAGCACCATATCAGGAAGTCTCTGAGCAGGAGTACAAGGAAGCCGTAGACAAGATGCCAAAGAACATTCCATGGAGTTCACTCCCTCTGTATGAACTGATCGACTCCACCACGGGAAGCCAAGAGTTGGCGTGTACGGCTTCTGGTGGAGGGTTTGGCTGCGACGTTGACATTACATCTGATCAACTGGCAAGGGTATCCTAGTTTACAGTCTATAAGAATCTTTCTGCATAAAATAGGTTGGTTGCAGGGCGGGGTAGTCACATGACTGCCCCGTTCTTGCTATAATGGGGTATATGACCGTCGCAGCAAATCAATATGCAAACAAGGTGTTCTCAGAACACCCTATTGCCATGTGGCCCATGGACGAGCAGGCATACTATCTGTCCATGATTGACGACAATGACAGACTTCTTTCCACTTGGACAAAGACTGGCTGCACGTCAAGCGATTCTCCTACAATACCAGACGACCCCTCACCACTTGAGGACAACATTTACTCGTCTTTTACTAAAAGCACCACGGCAACTGGAACCATTACGGTAGAAAGCCCAGCGCTATTCAACTCCTCTAACGTTGATGTCAATAGTTCAACGTTTACTGTCAACCTATTTCTTTATCAAAACCCCACATACATAAACTGGTTCAAGGTTGGCATCAGGTACAACGACGCGGGAGCCGTTCCTCAGGAAGAGATCTCGGCAGAGATACCAGCACCAGCGTTCTCGTCATGGGTAAACATAAACCAAACATACAACATCCCAACAAGTTGGTCTGGGAGTATGAAGTTTTTTATTCAAGTAAACTTTGCAGACTCGGCCTCTGGAGACTCAAACTCAAGGACAGTCATTCTTCATGGACTCTCTGTAGGACAGGGAAGTGCGACAACGTGCTATGAGAGCCTTGGGTCTACCCCGATTTCCATCCCCACAGAATTCGGGTACACTGGATTGTTAGGTATCTCCGCAGACCAGTATGGCGTACTCGCAGACAATGGATACTATCTAGTTCGTAACAACCAACTACTGGCAAACAACGACGGTATGCCGATCATCTACGGCACCGATCACTCTACAGCCATTCATCCATCTGGTGTAGGACTACCATCCTTCGTTTTTCCCGGTAGAGGAATGCTTCATGAGACAGGTCGCAATAAGGCTTACACTCTAGAACTATGGATGAAACTAGACCCACAGACAACAAGGGCACAGAGAATTCTTGGCCCTATGGATTCCCTAGACGGACTCTATGTAAAGGAAGGTTTCCTCACGCTGGCAATCGGCGGGGAAATCGGATCACACTTTGTTTCTGACTGGTACCGCCCCATGCTTGTGCATCTTGAGTTGAGAGACAACAACGCCACGGTCATTGTAAACGGCGAGCCAGTCATTGACATTCCTTTCGATAGAAAGACCATTGATCTTCCAGACGGTAACGACTGGTGGGGAGTCTATTCCTACTCAACAATCTCCTACTTCAACATTGACTGTATTGCTATCTTTCCATATATTCTTTCCTCTACCGTGGCTAAGCGTCACTTCGTCTATGGGCAAGGCACACCAAGTATCCAGTCAATTGACAATGCTTACAGAGGAACGCCTACAACCATTGAGTTTGCTACGTCTGAATATGATGCCAGTGTGATCTACCCCGACATTGCTCGCTGGGACGCGGGGTACTTCAATAACCTCACCGCTACACGAGACTATCTTTCTGTACCCAACTACACTCTGCCATTTATCAACATCGGCGGTAGAGACTTGAAGGAATGGTACGACGACAATCTTACGGTCAATACCTCTGAATACCCCGATGGATTGCATCCAAAGTTTATTTCATTGAGACCTAATCAGGTGACTAGGACCAATCTATTGCTAAACCCAAACTTTGAGGTCGATCTTACTGGATGGACCGATACCGCCAATGTGACAACAACAGTATCTACTGAGCAGGCACTATTTGGAACTAAATCAATGAAGGTTCAAAACACATTTGGTGCAGGAGGAAACACATACGCAGAGTCACAGTTGACAAACCTAGTTATTGGAAAAACATATACGTTCTCAGTATACGTAAGGGCAGCCACGGGGAGCGTAACATCAAGCATCTACTTTTACCTAGGTTCTTCGCCAGCCTCGGTTGGGTATACTGCAACATCTACTGGATGGACAAGGTATTCAATAACGAGAACAGCAACAGATACGCTTGGAAGATTTATCTGTACGGTAGACGGTACCGCTAATGGAACGGTAGTTTACTTTGATGGTGCAATGGTTGAGGAATCTCCGTCGCTCCTGCCCTACTTTGATGGTTCCTACGCTGATCCAACAGCCAAGGCCATTTCATACGGATGGACGGGTACTGCCCACGCATCCACGTCCACCCTTTCATATTGGAACCCCAATGGAATCAACTACCAAGATCCCTCATACTTCAACTTTCCCACCCTCAATGCTCTTAATGAGGCAGTAGCGGCGATATATGGAGTATTTCAAGTAGACTCAGATATAGTTGCAGACAGAACCATATTGAGTTTTGTCAACATTACCAATGGCGAGACATTCGACATTACCGTCAATAGTGACGAGGTAACGTATTCAATCAACGGTACCGTGCTGAATACCGACGTAATCACTATTGGCACAGAGTTTGCCGTGGGACTCAATCTCAATGAGACAGGAACATATTTCTTCAATGACGGGGTATCCAAATTCTTCTCGTCCCCAGCATCCATCCAACTCTACGTCGGCGGTAATGGAATCAATACCTTTGAAGGAAAGATCTATTCTATAGGACTAGCCAACGCTGAGAACTTTAGAAAGATTGAGGACAACTTCGACGGGACAGGATTGGTCACTCCAAACACCTATGCCCTACTCCTTGACCACTTCGCCAGTTACACTCTGCTGCCAGAGTACGAATATGGAGAACTATACCTAGATGTATCGGTATCCTCACAGTGGGAAGAGTATTACCCACTGTCCTACTTCGCTTCATACGTAGAAGATGAGACTGGCAACCCTGTCTACGACATTGACATGCTGCAAGTGAATATCGGATACCCAACGGTCGCAACGTCCGATGTGTGGACATATGCAGAACTTAAGGTGGAATTCCCTGTACCCAACGACTATGCGGATCTACGAGATTCTATCTATCTAGACTACTTCGGATTGAAGAAGAAGAACGCTACGGGCAGCACCGTGACTACCGCCAACTCATCCTTGCAGTCATACGTGACATTCCAGTCTATTGCCGATGGAGCCAACAGGCCGCTCGCAGATTTCCCATATGCGGCGGGACTGGAAGAAAATGCAGTCATCTATTCAGACATGGCAAACACATTCAACCTTCCACAGAAGGTCTACGATACCAAGTTCCTCTTCAAAGATAACGTCGTAGTATTTCCACCAAAGACAAACAACTTTGAGGATTATGCGATGGTAGTCCATCTAGAAGTCAATCAGCGATCTATCCTCAAGAATCCTCTCAAGATCAGGAGCATGGAGATTTCTGCCAATAACTTCAACTACATTTCTGACAGTGACGATCCTGCCCAGAGGAACTACGTAGGAACCAAGTTCGGCAAGAAGATCTACCCACACACAGAACTCATGACCCTTGTTGATCACAAGGTAGAGAACCCAATGGCTATCCACAAGACCTCTACACCATATCTCTACACAACTAGGAAGTCTGGATTGAGGCTAGTAAATGAAAGTCTTGTCTCTGGCTCACCATCCGAGAGCAGGGTATTCGTACCGATCAATGAGAGTGGGTCATTCGACTACAAGATTGCTGCAATGCAGTTCATGGTAAAGACTGAGTTCGTTGAGGATGACGCCACAATCAAGTTCATTGAGATCAAGCACAAGGACGGCAGGCTGCTCTATGGACTCAACAAGATTGGTGGATCTGGAACTCTGTCATCCTACGGGCGCACGAGCGACGGACTATTGCTCAATGGTGGCGCACCAACACCACCCACATTCGACTACATTTTTGACGGCGGTACGCCAACGAGCGTCTACCCACCAACACCATACCTAAACATCACTACTGAGACTAACGATGTAGTTCCTGTAACGGATACAGGATGGTCACCAGTCTATGGATCTGACTACTACCAGAATGGTCGCTACGTTCCCTCACCAGTCTTGGACAACAATGAGTGGTCAGTCGTAGGAATCGTATTCCCAGAACAACTAGACTTTAGTGAATTTGCCGAGGGTGGAATCACCCTGTTCGGTGGCGCAGTATTCAATAACATCTCATACTACTTGGCAGAAGGACTAGGCACTCGCACCGACCTGACCACCAGAACATGGCAGGGAGTATATGACGTAGACGGTACCGTTCCTGCGGGAACGACGTGGGCATATTGGGCAGGTAACACATGGCAGTACGTCTATCTATTGGGACAGACCTCATCATACATCAGCAGTCCAGCAGATATCTACGAGGCATATGTGGGAACAAACAGTGAGATTGTGGATGATGGATACGGAATGACGTTCGACCATAGGCAAGCACAGTTGGTTTCTGGTGCAACGTGGTCCATTTACACTAGCAAACCTGCATAATCTGGTACAATAAGGTACATGAGTAACACTAGACGAGCAACCATTGGTAAGACCAAGATCACTCAGATTGATAAGGGTACAGGCCAGAAGGCCATGTTTGGTTACGAATGGGGGCTGTATTTCTGGCAACTGCCCGATGGTCACTTGTTTAAGAATGAAGATGGTGACCCCCTCAACATACCGTCCGTCAAGGGTGATATTAGGCAAATGGCTAAGTTGCGTGCAGCAGCGGCCCACTATGGTCAGCCAGAGGGCAAGCCTTGGTTCTATGCGGGTGGGAATAGGGCAACAGATGAGGAATACTCAGAGCAGGTTGACAGGCTCAAGTCTGGACTCATACCTAGTATGAACGATCTTGGCGCGGTAGCCGCAGCAAAGAAGTCTCTACAGGTCTACGGTGGTGAAGCCCATGAATAATGAGATATATGTTGACGCCAAGATCTCCACTCAAGAGATTGAGGACGAGTTTGCCAATGTCGATCCATTCAATAAGGCATGGGACGAAGTTGCCAAGTACCGTGGAATCAATAAGAATTTCAAGCGCCGCGAGACTCGCAAGGCTGCCCAGATTCCCCGAGGAAATGATGGTAAGGTTTCCGCTACATACCTGCAAGAGGCCAAGGCCGTACAGCGCGGCAACAAGGCAGAGTCAAAGACAATCAATCCCGGTACTGTCTATCGTAATGGCTACGGCGTATTCGACGTAATCACTCCACCATACAACCTTTATGAATTGTCAGCATACTACGACACATCATTTGCCAACCACGCCGCTATTGATGCGAAGGTATCCAATACCGTGGGCGTGGGCTACAAGTTTGAAATGACCTCTGCTACCCAGATGAAGATGGAGTCTGTTTCCTCTGACTCCGCTAGGGACAAGGCAAAGAAGCGCATTGATCAGTTGAAGGTACAACTAGGCATCTGGCTTGAGGAACTAAATGAGGACGAGGGCTTGACCAAGATCCTTGAGAAGGTAATCGTAGATATGCAGGCCACAGGTAACGGGTACATCGAAGTAGGCCGCACTACCGCAGGAGACATTGGATACATTGGACATGTCCCTGCCACCACCATGCGCGTTCGTCGCCTACGTGACGGGTACATTCAGATCATTGCAGGAACAATTGTGTACTTTCGTAACTTTGGTGCAAAGAACGCCAACCCCGTCACCGAAGATCCCAATCCAAACGAGATTATTCATCTTAAGGAATACTCCCCGCTCAACACATTCTACGGAGTACCAGACATTGTTGCTGCCATCGTTTCCATGCGTGGAGATATGCTGGCAGCGCAGTACAACCTTGACTACTTTGAGAACAAGGCCGTGCCTCGTTACATCATCACGATCAAGGGTGCGAAGTTGAGCCATGATGCTGAGGATAGGCTGTTCCGATTCTTCCAGACAGGATTGAAGAACCAGAATCACAGGACTCTTTATATTCCGCTTCCCGGTGATCAAGATGGGCAGAAGATTGAATTCGAAATGCATCCTGTTGAGTCGGGTGTGCAGGAGGCATCCTTCAACCAGTATCGCAAGAGCAACCGCGATGACATTCTCATGGCCCACCAAGTTCCCTTGTCTAAGTTGGGCGGGGCAGATGGAGCAGCAGTTGCCGCAGCCATGTCTCAGGATCGTACCTTCCGAGATCAGGTAGCCAAGCCACTACAGGAGTATGTAAGCAAGGCTATCAACAAGATCCTGCGTGAAAAGACAGACGTTGTTCAATTGGTGTTCAATGAGGTCAGCCTTATTGACGAGGTTGCTCAGTCTCAGATCCATGAGCGCTACACCAAGACTACGGTCCTTACGCCTAACGAGGTACGCGAGAAGATCGGTTACCCACAGCGTGAGGGTGGCGACGAGCCGCTTGTCCTTACTGGCAAGGAGCAGGCAGAACTGCAAGTAGAACAGGCAGATAAGCAGGCAGAAATCCAGCAGCAGCAGGCAGACAAGGAATATGAGCGTGAGCGTGACCTTGAGCGCACCCGTCAGCAGTCCGATGGTCCAGCGGCAGTAACAGGCCGAAACCCCAAGGGTTCTGGACCAAAAACATCGTAACTAAATTGTTATAAAAAAGTATAGTATAATTGGGAGATATGGAACTGAATAAAGCACATTGGTCCAGTAAGGACGGTTCTGTTAGGCTGTCTATGCCAATCAATAAGATTGACGTAGAGCGAAGGATCGTACATGGATTCGCTACCCTAGACAATTTGGACAAGCAAGGCGACGTTGTTCCCGCCGATGCTTCTGTACGTGCATTCGAAACTTTCCGTGGCAACATCCGTGAAATGCACGACAAGAAGGCAGTCGGCAAGATGGTGTCTTTCAGGGAAGATAGGTATTATGACTCACAGACACAGAAGTTCTACAATGGAATCGTTGTCTCTGCCTACGTAAGCAAGGGCGCACAGGACACTTGGGAAAAGGTTCTGGACGGAACGCTTACAGGATTCTCCATCGGTGGAGTCGTAAAGGACTCAGAAGATGTATATGACGAGAACCTAGGCAAGGCCTATCAGGTCATCAAGGAATACGAACTCAGCGAACTGTCGCTTGTGGATAACCCAGCGAATCAGTTTGCCAATGTATTTAGTATTGAGAAGGGCGAGTTTGGTGGCTACCTAGCCAAGGCACAGGTGGAGAACGTTTTCTGGTGCCGCGCAGATGACATTGTAAGAATGTCTGTTGACTCAGCAACCTCATGCCCACAGTGCGACAAGGGGATGAGCAACATTGGATTCGTAGAGAGCAACGATATGGATAAGGCCTCTATGGTAAAGGGTATTCTCAAGAATGTCAAGTTTGATGAAATCCAGCGTGGTATTTCCGAGGGAACTTACGTCAAGGCTAATGGTGAATACGGTAAGGTAATGAACATTATCTTTAAGGGAGGGGCGCGACTTTCCACTAGTGAAACTACTATTATGGCTAAGTCTGATGATCCCGTTGCGGTTATTTCCGTATATTCACAAAATGACGGTACAATAGTACCTACCAATCGTCGCGTTATTAAAAATATTTCTTCACTAGAAAAGGTTAATGCGATTAGTAAATCAGAAATCAAGGAGGTAAGCAAAGTGGACTCAGAAGTAATTGTAGTAGACGAAGTTGAAAAGAGCGTCGAAGTTGAGGCCGTTGCCGCTGCCCCCGCTGTTGAAGAAGTAGCCAAGGCCGAAGAGCCAGAGGTAGACAAGGCTGCTGACGAAGAGGTTAGCGAACCTGATAGCGACAGCGCGGAAGAGGATGCCGAGGCAGCCAAGGCTATTGAGCCAGAGGTAGTCAAGGTGGACGCAGTAGAAGAGGTAACAAAGTCTGTGAATGATATCGCAGCAGTCATCTCTAATCTTGCCGAGGTAGTAAAGGCGCTTGACGCAAAGGTTGAAGGACTGAGCAAGTCTGTAACCGGAGCAGTAGCCGATGTTGCCAGCAAGGTAGAGAACGTAACAAATGAGTTTGGAAAGCGCGTGGATGCTGTGGAACGTGACACCGCTTTTCGCAAGTCTGCTGATCTTGGCGAGATCTTGCAGGAAGAACCAGTAATGCAGAAGGCAACTTCTGCTTGGGGCGGTCGTTTCCTCAATTCAGCCGACCTATTTAACTAATAAAGAGAAAGTAATACGGAGGTGAAAGTCAAAATGGCAGAAGAAATTATGTCAGAAGAGATTCAGAAGAACCAGCCTAGCGCAAATGGCGAGTATGGTGACCCTAATCCCGGCCTATATCAGGGTCAGGGAGCGTTTGCTTCTGGTGGAGTCGGTGGAGTAACCGATCCATCAGCAGGTAACTTGGGCAACATCCCCAACGCTATCTACGGTTCAACCGCAGGTCCAAACGCAGTAAATCCATCTGGTACTGTCGGTGGTGGAATTTTAGCACCTGAGCAGGCCAATAGATTCATTGACTACGTTTGGGACGCAACAGTTCTCGCCAATGACGGTCGTAGGGTTACCATGCGTGCAAACACGATGGAACTTGAGAAGGTCAATGTTGGAGAGCGTGTAATCCGCGCTGCTTCACAGGCACTTGGCGAGTACGAGAACGCAGGCGCAGTATTCTCAAAGGTAGAACTTACAACCAAGAAGATCCGTTTGGATTGGGAGGTTGCAACTGAGGCCCTTGAGGACAACATGGAAGGTGCTGCTCTTGAAGATCACATCGTTCGTCTAATGACAAACGCATTTGGTAACGATCTTGAAGATCTTGCTATCAATGGCAACGGAGGTGTAGATCCATTCCTAGGAATCATGAACGGTTTCGTAAATCAGGTCACATCAAGTGGCGATGCTCACGAGGCAGTTGTTGATCTATCCGCAGGATGGACCCCCGCAGTAATGCAGGAACTCATCTACGCAATGCCACGTAGGTACCGTGCAATCAAGAACAACCTAAAGTTCTACGCAGGTACCGATGTATTCGCAAACATCGTAGAGAAGAATGGTACGCTTGCTGATGCAGTCGCATCTGTTCTTTCTGCGAACGGTAACACCGCAGCAAACACTCAGTCTTACCTTAACGGTCAGGGTCAGGTGTTTGGTGGTGCGCGTACAACTCGCGTTCTAGGTATTGACGTGCAGGAGGTGCCCTACTACCCTGAGGACTACGTAGATCTTACGTTCGGTCAGAACCGTGTATGGGGTTTCCAGCGCGACATTACAGTCAACCGTGAGTACAAGGCCAAGAAGGACACGATTGAGTACAC